ATGGAAGCGGCCAAGCAAACCCTTAGAATACATGTCAGGTGCGTCAACCGGGACGAATTGCTGACCGTTAGAAGTAAGGATTGCTTCAACGTTCGGATCAACGAAGCCATAAAGGTCTTCAGAAACGATAGAAGCGAGGTGAGCAGAAGCCTGAGAAAGCGGTGCAAAACCAGAACCGATAAATGCAGTACCAATCTTACCTAAGTCATTTTCAATAGCCTTACGAACAACACCCTGAATGAGCTTCTGACCGTTCGGACGAGCAATTTCATCTTCCCAGTCTTCAATATCTGTAACCTTTTCGATTGCATTAGTAGAAATCAAAACGTGCCACGGGTCAAGTGTAAGAGTAACCTTACGTTCTGCAATAGCAATCTTGTCACCATCCTGATAAGCAAGACGGTTGACAGCATCACCAGTATCACGAACGTAGAAATCATAAGACTGACCGTTGTTCTTGTCAGCGAGCTGGTTCTTGAAGAACTTCTTAGAACCGACAGTAAGATATCCAGCTGCTTCAGCTGCACGAATAGCAACCATAGTTGCAAGCTTGTTAGTAATAAAAGTATTTGGCATAATAATTATTCTCCTTGGTCAATAGACCACTATTTATGATATTTGTTTTTTTGTTTCAATTTGTGTAGTATTTGATTAGGGTCAAATACAGGTTTAGAATCTTTAGTATTTTCTGATTTCGTAACTGAGCCAACTACTGGAATACTAGGTTTTGTTTTTACTTCTGTTTCTTGTGGATTAGTATTATTAGCAGCAGCTTCATCACGTTTCTTCATTTCTTCACGAGCATACTGAACTCTCTGAGCCAACTTATCCATAGCATTATACTTGCCATATGGTGAACGTTTAGAAAGAACTTCATCAAGATATTCAGGTGAGCTAATAAGAATTCTTGTAAGTAATGGTGAAATATCACTATCATCTAAGTAACTAAGAATTGCACCGTCAGGATCAAAACTATCTAACTTTTGCAAGAATGCATTACCATTTTGCTGAATAATAGCTCTGAAAATCTTCTGTTCTTTTTCATCTGGAAAACATTCAGCAATACGCTTATTATTCAATTCATCATATTCTGCAATTTGTTCAGCTTTGATCTCTTCCTGATTACGAGCTAATTCACGTTGCTTATCTTTTACATCAACAGCATAGTCTAAATACTTTTGTGTATCATTACCGAAGTCTTCTAACTTCAAAGCATCACGTTTCTTCAGTTCTTCTTCAAGTTCTCTATTACGCTGTTCAAGACGCTTGATTTTTGCCTGCTTCTTCTGAAAAGCATAGTCAATCTGTTCTTGCTTAGTGTAATGTGGCTTCTTATCAACTTTGGTTTCTTTTTCAACTGGCTGGGTTGTTTCCACCTTAGCTGTATCTGGGGTTTTTTCATTATTATCTTTTTCTGTATTTGCGTCAGAAACCTGATTTGTCCCAGTTGCAACGGTTTCTTCTTTTACCTCTTCTGCTTTGGTTTCAACTTTAGCCTCGGTTTCAACCTTGTCAGTGTTGGTATCAGATTTGCCAGCATACTTTTCATATACTGCATTGACCTTATCTGTGTTCATCATAATAGATGCTTCCTATTGACCAGGGTATTCTGAAAAGTTTTTGAACAATAGCCCTGTTCCATTGTTCCTATATAAAATTAGTGGAGCCAAAGAGAATCGAACTCTTCCACTATCCTTGCAAAGGACGGTCGCCAGCCTTGGAACATGTGGTCCCATAAATGAGTGTTATTTTTTCAAACACCCATATAAAATTAGTATTTAGAAATATGGTAATTTACTGGTAATTCATAATACATATTTGGAAGTGCAAGTGCGTTACCAATTTCATACATATTAGTTACAGAAGTAACACGCCATGTATAACCATTCATGAATACTATGCCAGCAGGAACACCAACATTTGAACTATACCATAATCTTTCTTTTTCATCAACAGGGCAAGTAAATGCACATACTTGTAAATAAGTTGGTGAATTATAGAAGGTACCTTCTAAGTGTTGTGGAATGATAGCCTTCAAACCAAGTTGACCTATATTTCTAGTTCCAACTGAGAACATAGCAAATTGTGTTAGATATACATCAGGATTTGTATGACCACCACCATGTTCATCATTTCTATACATAGAACCATTGAAATCAGCTCTTACTGGGAAGTTTGTTTCACCACCAAGTTGATGGAATGTAATAACTTTAGGTGAACCTGCAGTCCCTAATAGGATTTGAATATCAGACCAATTTGCTTCAAGTTTCTGCAATACGTTCGGTCCTTTATTGCCTTCATATACATAATTGTGAGATTGTTCATCTGTGTCAATGTTAGTTCTGTCAATGATAATAAAGTGATTAGGTAACATACTAGTATTATTTACCCATTTACCAACTACATGTGCGTTTGCGTAATCTGAAGATAAATGATGACCAAATCCTGCTGGGTCATTTACAAATACATTATTTATCAATTCAAAATCAATATTATTTGAAGCATTACTTTTACTCAAAATACCTCTGTAAATAATACAATTTTGTATTACTGGTTTTACTATTCCTGCATTTATAGTTGTAATATCACATTTTTCAACTGTGCAAGTTGTTGCATTGTTGGTGCAAACAATAAATGGATATAATTGTGAATTTTCTGCTACAAGACTATCAACACTAAGTAATTTGTTTACTGAGTCGTCAAATTTTGTATTCTTTACATTTAGATTATGAATAAGTGTATCTACGCCATAATTTAGACGAACAATAGAATTTTCAAGTGTTACTTCATTTATTTCTAGTCGTGCATTACTAATAACTACATTAGAGTTGTTATATACATGCAGCGTATTAGCATACGACATAGTAAGTGTGCCAGAACAATTATCAAGATTTACAGCATCAGAAATAGCATTATAATTGCTAAATACTGCATTTTTATAAGTTACTTCATTTCCCCAAGTAAAAGCATAACTAGAATCAACAGTTCTACCTTTGAAATCTACAACTCTATTTGCTAACTGATTACGAAGAATCATCCATTTAGAAGTAGTAGGAAAGTCTTCAATATCAAATATATCATTGTTTCTTACAGTTATTGTGCCAAAATCACACGAATCACTGAACATACTTTCAGTTAGTTTACAATTCTGGAAATAACACATACCAGTTATTTTCTTGACTGCATTTATTTGACAATTATCAAGATATACATCAGGTAATTCATACTGACAGTCAATTATAATTCCTTCAAAATCACGATGATTAGAATTTATAACACTATCAACAATCAACTTATATGTAGGATTGAAAATACAATTTGTAGAATTTTTACCCCAAGAAGTCTTTACAACTGGGCCAGTAATAGTAAATACTGCTTTATTACTTGCATTTGTATAAACATCAAGATTAGAAGTATCATCAGTAACAGTAATAGTTGAACTTGAACCTGTCTTACCAAATACTTTTGTTTCTTGTGCAAAAATAGCACCATACAAGTTTATATTGTTTATCTTATACCAAGTCAATCCATCATTTGCTGGGAAATAAAGTGGTAATCCAACTGACTGTGCATAAGTATTAGCATAACCAATTTGAAGTGACATAATATCAGTAGCATCAGCAATAGAATCAGCACCAAATACACCGAAGTGACGAACATCAATTCCGTTTGCACCAAAAGTATTTACCAATTCCCATCTACCAGTAGATATAGTAGCAACTTTTATAACAGAACCACCATTATCACTTTCAATAGAAGAAGAATTCCAAATATACATTACTTGTGGTTTATCACCAATAGTATTATAACCACCTAAAATAACTACTTTACGATTATCTCTAGTAGTAATAGTATTAGGGTCTAATGCACGTAAATCAGTAATGTTATTTACCAACTGAAATGTAGTAGAATCAACATTTATACCGTAAACATCCCAAAGATTATCACAAGAATACTGAAATAACCAGTTATCTTCATCTTCAGTCATATCACCATTACCAACATACTTTTCAAAACGAACTGTATAGTTAGTATTATCTGACAAAAACACTTGATTATTTAGTTGACCAAGTGTGTTAGTAAACATTGGATTATCAAGTGGAACATTACCATTGACATTATAGATATTTTCTAATTCAGTAGTATGAAACTTACAGAACTTTACACGCCCTGCAAGTGGTTTACCTTCATTGTCTAGCCATGACGTTCTGTTATCAAATTGACGCATAAAACCTCTTATCTCTTCAATTTTACATTAGCATTATAGTAAGAACCTAAAGAATCACTTGTAACCCAGTCACCAACATCTTCAGGCGTCATTGGATAGTAATACTGATTACCATTAGTGTGCATTACAGCAATACCTAAATCAGGTAAGTATTCAATATCGTCAATCCAACTAGAAGAACCACCTAAATCTAAACGTGGATGGTCATCATCCCAATACTTAGGATTTATTTTTTCTTCATCTAATCCACGCTGTGTAGCAAGCAACCTTTCCATAGGCGTTTGGTCGGGTCTTTCATATTTATGAATTAGAGCTTCATGTTCTTCAGGTGATTGACGATATGCAGCATCTTTAGCATAAGGATTCAGCAACATATTTCTTGTTGCTTTACCTAAGCCATGTCCATTACCAAAATCCATATTAGACTACTCCTAATGCTTCTTTAGCAATATCATATTTCTTTTCTTCTATTTCTACTGCTTCTTTAGCTAATTCAGATTGTTTATCAGCAATATCAAGCTGAATATCTACACCTTGTTTTTCTGCTTCTAATTCAAGTTTAGCTGTTTGAAGCTGCATATTATCTTGATGCTTTGCTAAGTCAATCATGTTCTTTTCTTTACTATTCTGTAATTCCAAAGCCATAGCCTGTGCATTCAACTTCAACTGTTTATTTTCATTATCAAGCATTTCAAGCTGCTGCATTGTAGCATCAAGTGTAGCCTTCATCTGTTCAAGTTCATGAATAGCAACCGGATCAGAAGGTTGTTCAGAAACAATCTTCAAATTCTGACCTAAGTTAGCAATAATATCAGATTTTACGCCATCGACAAAATCAGAATCAACTGTATTACACATATGAACGGCAACAAGTGGCTGCATTTCAGGCGGCATCAACTGAGCAATAGCGTTCAATTCCTGACGGTGCTTCAAGTTATTTGTAATAATATCAGGACCGTTTTCAAGTTCAAAAGAAATATCATCACCACCGTTCAGCATTTCGACAATGATTTTACCGATAGTTCTATTAGCCTTGTAAGCATTGTCATAGAAAACAGAAACGTTTGATTCCTTGTTATTATTCTGAATAAGGATTTCTGTTGCGGTCTTTTCATCACCACCTAAAATACCAGCAAGTGGAATACCGATAACATCAGCAATCAAATTACGAGTATTCTCAATTACTTGTGTCAAATCACCAGTTTGGAACTGTTCTGTAATTACTTGTGGAATATCAGCACCCTGGTTATACATGATAACTGAACCATCTTCGTCTTCCTTCTTTTCGAAATAAGGATCAAGATTTTTTGCGGCCTGAGTAGACATAATGATATTAGCCTTGATAGAACGATTAGCACGTTCCATCAATGTAGAATAAGCAATATTCAAACCAAGCTGTAAAGTCCAGGTCTTATCTACAATTCCAGTATATTTCATTCCTGTATTAGTATACTGTTCATAACCAGCAAAACGAATAATAGGAATAAATCTAATTGGTAATTCAACTTGTTCAACCACATAATTACCACAAATCTTGTAATAATCAACAAAACCATTTTCATTCTTCTTGTAATAAGAAATAATCTGAATACAGTCTTCAAGATTTGGCCACTGTTCAATACCGTTGAAATTCATCTTAGGCTGGTTATCAGGAAACTTATAAGGAACTACATCTTCACCATATAATCTTTTAGCCTTAGCTATAGAAATATAGTTGACAATGGCACCTTCTTCAGCGTCAGAACAATCTGTCTTTTCTGACATAGGATCGATAGCAACAGATGACTGACGAGTAATAAATTCAGCTGTGATTTTAGGTTCACCAGTAACTTCGTCAGCTATTGTAGTAATAGCAATATAACCGGCGCCGCAAATAACAGCACGGGTCAAAGCTTTCTTCAATTCAAATTTTATATCGTTTTCAGCTTCAATACTATTGATATATTCCTGAACATCTTCAGCACCTATTCTATTTGTCAACTCAATGTGCCAAGGTGACTGTGTATATGGTGCAACTATAGCATTAGATAAAACTGACCAGTCTGAAAAATGAAGACAGTAACGTTTCTTAGCAGAACGTAGATATTGTTTCTTTACTGAATCTGTCCAGAAATTTCCCTGAAAAGCTTCCAAATCATTTACTTGTTTAGAAATTTCAGAAGAATAACGGTTTGAAGATTTCTTCAAGAAACATCTGCAACTGTCAATTATTTCATCAAAATTCTGCATCATAATTATGTTTCCTTCTATAAAAAATTAGTAACGTTACTTCTTCAACTCTTTTATTGCTTCTACTAATGAATCTAGTTTTTGAGAAACTAATGCTAGATTAGTATTTAGTTCATTACACTGTGCACGTAAATCATCTAAAATTGTATCTCTATGTTGAGCTTCAAGTTTTAGATTGTTGATTTCCCAAGTATTCTTTTGTACTATATCGTGTAATTCTTGACTATCTTTATCTCTAGCAACTTTAGTTTCTTCTCTATCAGCTTTTATAGATTGAAGTTTATAATAAACCCATATAACTAATACTACTGCAATAAGAAGTGGTAATGCAGCAGGTGGAATAAGAGGTGCTAATGTTGTAATAATGTTTTCCATATTATGCATCCTTTACCAATCTAACACAAACACCAGAACCAGAACCATAGTTAGCAGTGACAACAGTATAGCCACCATTATAACGCATAATAACATTATGTGCAGTATCTGCATCTTCCATATAATTAGCACGGTCAAGTTGTGCTGCAGTAGAAGTATGAATACGACATGGATTTAGTCCAATGCCACTTTCATTCAATTGATTATGATAAGGAAAAACACTTCTAAACTGCGGGTCATCTGTCAGTAACTTTGTAATACCTCTATTTTGTTCATATTTTTCAGTTGTTGGCAAGGTAATGTTTGGTTCATTTATTAGCTTTGTCCAATCTGATGGTTTTGGAATTCTCCAATCACCATAACCTGCTGCACGAAGTGCTAAATGAATTGCACTTACATTAGCAATAGTATTATCATAATAATAACCAATAACTTCAGGTGCATTAGGATTAGTCCACCATGTTCCAACATCCCAAGTCAAATCTTCAGAAAGAACAAGTAAACCATTCCATTCTACAAAGTGATAATCTTTACCACCTAAAGTAATGTAGTCCTTAGGCTTCATTTCTTCTGCAGTTCTGACAATTTTAGATAAAACACCGTCAACTTTTACTTTACCATTTTCATCTTCAGTGTAAAATACCTTATTAGGGTCATAAACACCTAAACCAGAAAAGTGAGCGTATTGCTTTCTTTCAGTATATACTTCACCAATTCCAATATTTCTTGACATAATTGACTCCTATTATTATGATAATGTTACAGTATAACCATCAGTAGTAAAACTAATAAGAGCATTCTGTGTTAGCAATTCACCTTCATAAGTTACATTAGTATTTTTAGCTTGAACCATGATAGAACCAGAAGTTTTACCATTATTGAATAAACTATCTGCAAAATCTTCAAGTGCACCACCAATAGTAGTGTGCTCAATATACACTGCTGGGTCAGCTGTAGTATTACCTGCAATATTTATCATGTGTCCAAGATTAGCAATATCACCAGTCAATTTTGTATTAGCACAATAGAAACGAACTGCATTTTTATTTTCAAAACAAGCTATATTACCTTCAATATCACTTGACTGACCAATAAAGTAAGCAGGTGAGAAAGTATTATAAAGTTTTGCAATTACTTTAGATATATCACTACATTTACAGTTATACATTCTCAATTCACCACTAGATGCAGGTGAAGTAGACTTATCAGAAAGTAAATAATTAGTAACGTCATAAGGTAAGTTATTTTTTATGATATTACCAATACCAATAAAACTTGAACAAGTTCTATACATGTATTTTGGATTACCGAATACCAAATACATAGGCAACGCTATATTAGAAACATCTAAACCATTGAAACCACTCAGCATAGTGATTTTTATATAGTGTGTTCCTTCTGTAAACTTGATATTATGATTACCAGTTGTAGTAAAAAGATATGAAGAAACTGCATCAGTAGAATTATCTACCTTTATAGCACTTTCACCTAATGATTCTATTTTGGATTTATTATAACCTTGGAATCTAGCACTCATTCTAAAACTACGGTTCCAGTTTGCAGGAACAGTCATTTTGAAAATGATTGTATCTAAATCATTTGCAATAAGGTCATTTGACACTGATTCACTTGGAAGATTTTGAATAATCATATATTACTCCTCAAAAATTTTATTATCCTATTTTTTGAACACTGTTTTGTTTCTTTATATACAAAGCATCTTCATCTATAACATAGAACTGTTGTCCAACTGGAACACCAATATTTTCTACATTACTCAATGTATCAAATTTTGGAATACCAGGTCCATCAACACCAATATCAAGCACACAACCTTCAAAACCATCTTTGAAATTTGGTCTTGGCACTTTTTCGTTTTGACCAATAAACATGATAGAACCAGTTTTCTGTAAACAACGTCTATCAGCGAAGAAGTTTGCACGACCAATATCATTGTCAACGTCAAATGCTTTACAATTTTGGAAAATAACAGAAGTATGGTGTCCTAAAGAAAATGCTTTAGAATTTGGCATATCTGGCATTTTTCTAAATGAGAATTCACAACCAATGAAAGTTAGATTTGCTCTATACCAGTCAGCTGTTCTTACACAGAAACCATCTATACCATCTTGTGCTTGGTCAGTTTCAAAGTTACAATCATAGAAAGAAGCTGAAACAGTATCACGAGGTAAATCTTGGTCATGAACTTTATACCATTCAATAACTTTTCCATAAGTTCCAAAGTTACAGTTCCAGAATGAAGCACAAAGTGTAGTGCAACCAATATAAATACCAACTTCTTTACAGTGGTCAGTATAGAACAAACGGAAGCTACAAAGCATGTTACCTTCACCACCGAACCAAAGACCTTTGTTACAAGATGAAACACGAACATCATCAAATGTGCAATCCCATACTACTTTACCAAACATTTGAATACCACGGTCAAATCCCTGAATAAGTAATCTACGGAAAATATAACCATA